TGAGCTGCTTGAGCCGCCTGAGCTGCTTGAGCCGCCTGAGCTGCTTGAGCCGCCTGAGCTGCTTGAGCCGCCTGAGCTGCTTGAGCCGCCTGAGCTGCTTGAGCCAGAAGAAGTTATGCCAACAGCCTTTAATCCCGCTACGGCACGCATTCTAGCGTACGCATCCGACTGATGTTTTGGGCGTTCATATGTAAGCATCCAAGCTTTTGCAGCTGCATATTCTGTTGTTTTAGGGTCTTTTAATAGTGTTACTAAATCTTTATAATATGGATTTTTTAATTCTGCCATCATAAACTGTTCTTGTGCTTCAAGACTTTTTGGACTTAGATTTTTACTCTTTGCAAATTTAAGTAGGTTTTCATACCTGCCAGAGTTCCATTGAGCAATTCCATGAGAACCGCCTGGTACGTCTTTGTCACCAACAGCGCCATTTGGATTAAGGTTTGATTCAATCATTAAATTTCCAATAATACCCACAGCAGCGTTTTCAGTTATTCCTTGGTTCATTAAATATTGTTCTACTTGTTTAACATTACCGCCTGCAGCTCTAGCGCCCTTATAGTTAAGCTGGGAAAATTGAAGAGTGTGATTAGGAATAATTTGCCCGTCAGTTTTTGGAACAAATAGCTCTGGTCCTCTTTCACCCACAAGGTACATATTAGCTTCTTTTATGGGTCCTCCAGTGGCAACGCCTGGAAGGCTACCTCCTATAGCTGAAAGAGCAGCTCCGCCAGCTCCATTACCAAGAGTTGAGACTGTATCAAGCCCACCTTTAATTCCCATAAAACCTTTGATTAACCAACCAAAGAATGGGCTGTTAGCAACTTTATCAAATATAGTACTAAGTTTGGCAGCGGCGTTATTTGCAAGTTCAAAGCCTTTAAGCTGAGCACCAGCAGTGTCTTGAATTCCTCCAAGAGCTGCGGTAGCACGTTTTGAATAGCTTTGAATAGCTTCTGTTGTAATACCTGCTTTTATTAATTGTTTTTTATCTGAAATATCAGTAACTCCAGAAGCTTTTGCTTTTAAACCTGTTTCAATAGCGGCACGAAGAAAAGGGTCTTGACCAACAAACTGGTCAAGTAAAGATGACAAAGCGTTTCCTGGCATTAAAGATTGTTCAACTTCTTTTAGACTAGGTTTTCCGTTTCCTCTACGGTAACGGTTAATGTACTCCCAAAGTTGGTCTACTATTTTTTTAATGTCTGCTGGAGCACCTGTATTTGGGTCACGAAGTTGAATTCCAAGCATTTTCATCATATTTACCGAACGGCCTTGTTGCGATGCAACCATTGCTTGCATTCCACCCTGTAAATCTGCACCAGGAACAAGATTAGATGCTTGAGCAGCACCAGCAAGAACATTAGAATAGCCAGTGATTGCTGACCCAAGACCGCTAGCATTACCATATGCAATAGCTCGTCCCGCAGACATTGGGTCTGAGGTAGTTCCTGCGGCGCTAAAGTTACGAATAGCTTTATTAGCACCCGCATTAGTAGTGGCAATTCCATTAAATCTTGCCTGATTTGTCATTAAATCAGACTCTAAAGATTGTTGAACTGAGGGAGCAGCTGCAGCGGCCATCGCAGCAAATGGGAGTATCTTTCCAACAATATCCTTAACACCAACACCTGAACCAGCAAAGTTTCCTTTAGCAGTTGCTATAGCTTCTGGGGCTCCGCCACCAGGACCTGGACCTGGGTATCCTCCTCCACCGCCGCCACCGCCGCCACCGCCAGGACCGCCTCCACCTCCAGCGGTGCCTGAAGGTGCGCCTGTTGCTGAAGTTTGGCCAGGAACACTTTGCCCTGTAAAATGTGGTTGATTAGTTATAAAATCAGTAGAACTATAAGCGGTATTACCGCCCATATTTATCTGCCCAGGCTTTAAAATACTTTGAGCTTTTTTATCGGCTTTTTCAAAACCCTCAGAGATGGTTTTACCGATGCTTTTGCTGCGAGCCTCCATGGAGGCAAAGATTTTATCGGCTTTGCTCAGTTCTTCTATAAGCGCCACAGTTTATCCTTTATGATTTCTCAAGGCTCGTTCAAGCCAGTTTTTACGTTCTCTAATAGAAAGCTTACGTATTTCCGTAAGTGTCCAACCAGTGAATGCTCGAGTTAGTATTTCGTATTGGTCCCATAAGTCTACGTAATTAGAAACGAAACAAGTTGGCAAGGCTAAGCGGTAAAGCAATATCTTCACCACATGCCTCACAAGCCTTAACCACCTCCAAGAGGCGGGGGCCTGGGTTGCGGCTAACAATTTCATCTAACAACATTTCGCGGTCTAACACGCCTAACTGCAACGCAGTTGTAGGGCTAGCTGCACGATTATCAACAGAATTAATGCACCCAGCTAGTAACAAGGTGTTTAACTCTGCATAAGTTTTGTCTGCATTATCTAACAACTTTTTTTGAGTAAGGCCGTTTGGTAATGAAATATTTACAACATTAGAACGAAGTTCTACATCCCAGTTACGGTCTTTAATTGGGTCATCTAATTTTACTGTGGGGATATCAGTTTGAAGATTTACAACTACATCTTGTTTTAAGCTACAAGATGAGCAACTAACTTCAAACGTTTCTGTTTCTCCGTAGGTAGCAATGCGAATACCTAAAATAATTGAATCACGGTCACCTGCTAAAAGACGGTCAAAATCTTCTTTTACAGGTGTTCGGTCACCAATAGCTACAGTTCCACGTACAAGCAAGGTTTGTAAAGCTTTTCCGCTTCCTCCTGCTTTTGCTATGATTTCCTCGTCTTCACCATTAAGTTCTCGTACTTCTACTGTTTTTACAATTTCATTTTTGTCTATAAATCCTCCAGGCAAATCAACAAGGTTGCTTGCAGGAGCTTGAGTGTTGATTACTTTTTCAGGCTCCTGCAAAGCTAACTCTACGTACTTAGCAGCTAATTCTTGATTTGTTATTATTTCTGGTTGTGTCACGTTTATTTCTCCTTTTTAGTCTTTTAATTAATGTTTTTATGAAATTCTTGTGCCGCCAACATAAGTAGGAGTAATACCGCCACCCGTACTTACTTTTGGAGTAACAGCGCCACTGCCTTTACCCGAAGTTGCGCTGTTACTTGTTGCCTTACGGTCAGGTGTTTTGTCAGTGAAAGCTACTGTCAAACCTTCATGAACTACGGTCATTGACTCAAACAAAAGCGAGTTTTCGCCTCCATTTAAATCTGAGTAGCTTAGTGAGGTAATCCACGCATTATGGATACGAAACGACATTTTTGAAACATTTGTAGTAGTTGCATTTGCGTCTGGATGGTCCATAATGTAAAGGTCAATATTTAAGCGAAAATCTTTATTCACGGTAGAGATGCCATCACCTGAAGCCGCGGCAAAAAGACCGCGCATCCAAGTAATAGCTTCATCATTTCCAGAAACTGTGCCACGTTGAAACACTATTGGTTGAAATACAGTCATACCAGGAATTTGGTGAACTGTGGTGTTGTACCCACCCTCACGATAAGTAATGTTTTGTGTACTCATAGATAAACCAGTTATGCTTGAAAAACCTGTTTTCCAGGTAACAATTCTGCTGTCAAACACCGCAGACCCTGTAGTACCCACAGCCGTAAACTCCGCTTGGTATCTAAAGCTGCGAAGTGGGTCAGTCGCGTTATTTGAAAAACGATTAATACTTGATAATGCCATTATTTTTATCTCCTTAAGCCGTTACAGTAACGGTTGTTCCGCCGTTATACTGACCGATGTTGATTACTATAAATTCAGCTGGACGTTGCAACGAAAGACCAACTTGAATATTTACAATACCTGCGTCAATTGATTGCAGAGTATTTAGTTCAGAATCGCACTTAACAAAAAAAGCATCTGCAGGATAATCGCCACGAAGACCTCCAGAAGCCCAAAAATTGGTTAAAAATCCTGCAGTTACCGACGTAAGTGAGCGCCAAAGAACAGCATCATTAGGCTCAAATACTGCATACTGAGTAAGGTCTTTAAGTGCTTTTTCTAAATAAATAAGTGTACGACGTACTGGAATATAACGGTCTACATAAGTTCCTTTAAGGGTACGAGCTCCCATTACTACGAAACCGCTTCCTGGCATATAACGAATTGGGTTAACAGGCGCAACTGCTGTGTTCATGTTATCTAAATTTGCAGAAGTTAATGCTGAAATTGAAACTACATCCGCAAGACGAGTTTCGATACCCGCAGGCGCTTTAAACACACCACGAGAAATGTCAGTAACAGCGTACAAACCAACAATAGCACCCCCACCTCCAACAGTTCTTAAAACTCCTGGAGTTGTTACTGTTGGGTCTGCAATTATTACTTGTGGATAGTATACAGCCGCATACGATGAGGGTGTATATGCAGTTGCAAGTGCTAGTTGATTTGCTACAGTATCTGCAATCGGGTCAACAACAACAAACACATCTCCGCGTCCACCTAAAGTTGAATCTGCATATGCAATCAACGTATTTACGTTGGTAGATGATGTAACTCCTGGTACGTTTAAAACAAGAGATTCACGAATATAATCGTAGTTAGAAATTGTTGAAACAATTGTAGATTCAGTTGCTCCAAATGTTCCATCGTTTCCGTAAGCAAGAGCAACAAGAGAAGGCAACGAGCCTGAAGTAGGTCCAAGTGTGCTTGTTCCAGCGGTTGCATTTACTGTTCTATATGGGTCAGCATTTATAATTGAAACCGCATATCGAGAATCAGTAGCATTTGTAAACGATAAATCAGTGTAATTATTAACAATATTTGCAGAAGTAGTTCCGCCTTGATAGATAGTAAGATTCCAGTAACCAGCAAGTGTAGAAGCTGTAATTGTTGCATATACGCTATTTCCCCACGTTCCTGGGTTAAGAGCAGTAAGTGTTAAATATGCAGTTGAACCGCTATCTAAAAATGTTTGTGTAGCAGCTACTGGAGCCCCTACAGTAGCCGTAGCAGTTGCTCCTGTAACAGCTGTACCAATAACACCACTAGTAATAGTAAACTGTGTAGAAGTTGCGGTAGCAATTTGTGCATTAACTAGATTAAATGCAGAGGTAGAAAGACCAGCAATTGTAACAATTTGACCAGCGGTAAATCCATTTGCAGCTGTATAAGTAATTGTTCCAGCTGTAGCAGATGCTGCTGTAACAGTAGCTACATAACCAGCAACAGCTGTAGCAGTTGCTCCTGTAACAGCGGTTCCAGTAGCAGCGTTGGTAACTGTAAACTGTGTCGAGGTAGCACTAGCGATTACAACTCCAGCTAAGTTAAATGCAGCAGATGAACTTGCGATACCAGTAATAGTTACGTTTTGACCTGCAGTAAAGCCATTAGCAGCTGTGTAGGTAACAGTTCCACCAGTAGCAGATGCTGCAGTTACTGTGGCTGTTGAGGTAGCTGAACCAGTCACACGTTGTACGTACGCCTGGTTACCTCCATTATCAAAGTAAAGTTTTACTGCAATTGGAAGTTTGTTGTCACCATTCCAAGAACCAAAGTACTTTACGTACTCGTTCCAAGAACGAACAATAGTAGGGGTAGTTGGTCCACGGTTATTAGCGCCAATAAACGCTGCAACAGTCGCAGAATCAGAGCCAACAGTTGGCTCTAAAGCAGTCAAGGATTCCTGAATATAGACCCCAGGGCGGCTATAAGTAGTTGCCATTAATTTATCTCCTTAGATTTTTATGGGTTGGTAAATGGTGGTACGATAGTTAGACCTGAAGGTATGTACGATGTTGTAGAGTTTACGGATACTTGTGCTACTTCTTTTACTAGCTCCGATGCTTCCGTGTGGGACATGTTAGAAAGCACTCGGACAGTAAACACATTTCGCAAAGTGCGCCGTCCTTCCTCGATGTAGTCTCGTTTAATAAACTCATCAAGAAACATATGTCTGTATACAATTTCAGTACCAAGTTCATTTGAAATTGGTAAAAAACCATATTTATTAGGTAATTTTTGGTTTAATACTTGGTAAATAATAGAGCGGTCATGTTGCGGATTACGTGCATAACTAGTTACCTGATAAATAATGTCATAAGTAACTGGAAATTCATAGCTATACCCCACACCTGTTACCTCAGCAATAGTGCCTTGATTGTCTGAGTCATACATAAGACCTGATTGCTGGCGGTTATTAGCTGCTCGTATGTCTATTAAATCAATAGTCATATAAGGGTAAGTCTGTTGGCGAAGTTCTACGTCAGGAAATCCGTACCAAACCTGTACAGGGCGGGCAGCGTTAGCCTCATCAATTACTGTAATTCCCTGTAGCAAACTTTTTAAAGCTTTATCTTCGGCTAGTAAAAACATTATTTAAACACCGATTTCGATAAAACTTCAGACATTTTATAGGCCATATTTTTGGCTAAAGACTCGTCAATAATTTCTCTTATTTTTCTAAGTGTGTAAGAAGGAGAAGTCTCTGAGGTACCGTATTCTAAATCATGGACTTGCTCTTTAATTTCTTCTGGAATTTCTAATTCAATTTTTTCAGATTTATCCACAAGACGAATTTTATTAACGATATCTTCAGGCCAGTTAGATGACATTAAAATATTATGAACCTTAGGAGAAATATCAATAAGGGTTTTGTCAATGGCTTCGGTTACTAATGAGTTGCTCATCTACGCTTTAACCTACCCAATAAGTAGCCAGCCGCTATCCACGCAATAGTTTTCTGAGTGTCCTTAGTGCTAGGCACATGCTCCAAGATGGTCTTGTAGAACAAGACGTCATCTGGTTTTGATATCTTTTTTTCGGACATCGCAAAAAACTCCTTATTTGGAGAGCAGGTATTACTAGCAAGGGTAAAGCTTTGACTCCCGCATGGAGTCTCTACAAGTATAAAGAAAAAACCCCGCCTAAGCGGGGTTAAGTCTTAAAACTTTACTTCTTTTTTGCTGGCAACTTTTTAGTAGTTGCCTTCTTTGCTGAAGCTTTTTTGCGAGGTTTTGGGGCCTCTTCATCTAGCTCTTCTAAATCCTTTAATTCTTCAAGTAAATACTCAAAGAATGTATCTTGTTTCTTGCGTTCAGCTGCATGCAAGAGTGCGTAGTACGCTTCTTCAATTAACTGTGCTGCTACAAGTGCTCCAAGTACTGCCCAGAATAGACTTATTGGGGTCATTTAGTATTCCTTATCTTTATCGGTGTTTTACTTCTTTTTCTTTACCTTCTCAGCTAACGCTTTATCCATTTTAGCGTCTGCCTTTGCTGAAGGGTTCTTAGCATCCATCTTTTTGTCAGCTTTGTCAAATGCTGCTTTTTGCTTAGGGCTCATGCCCTTCTTAACTTTAGCATCTTGCTTTTTGTCGGCCTTCTTACAGGCTCCCTTACAATTAGGCTTAGAGCAGCCACAACCACATGATTTGCACATACTTATTTGCCTTTCAACTTAGGGGTTGATTTTTTACTTGTTCCAATAGGTTCGCCTTTTCTGGCTACACGAATACTCATCGTAGAATCGCTAAGGTACTAACTGGGGTAGAACCAGCGCTGGCAATTACCCACACCTGGTCATTAGGGGCAAGCTCATCCAATGAGACGCTGGCTCCTGTGGCTAGCTGAACACCATATGCTGAGGCGGTTACCGCATTAGATGTTCCCACGTATAAAATATTACTAGCATGATTATTTTGAACAATTAAATTGTAGCTATTTGTAACACCGCTGGTAGGGGATACCTTTACCGCAGTAGTTCCAACAGTAAAATTAGCTGTAGAGAGCGCCATTACTTGCCTTTCTTTTCATCTTTTTTGCCTTTAAGGGCAAGTTTAGTCATTTTTTTCTGCCCGTACTTCTTGCGTCCAGCCACTGCTGCTACTGCTGCGGGATTTTCCGCGCCAGAAGCTGCTGCTTCTTTTTCTATCTTTTTAAATCTTGCTCCACTGCCGAGCTTTGCTTTGGCCATTATCATTACCTCCATTAGGCTGCTTAGTGTTATCTGTAATCTTATCTTTAGGAAATACTTTTTCCAAGTTACGTAAAGGCACTTTTCCCTTATTATTTGGCTTTGGCATTTTTCTTTACTTTCTCAGGAAGTTTTTTATCCTTTGGAGTTTTGTTTTCCCACTCTTTAGCCATTTCTGGATGCTTAGCATACATAAATTTACGCTGAGCTTTGGATTTAAAAGGCATTACCAACTCGTACTAATAGCTGAGCGTACCCAAGTATTAGTCCCAACACAAACATAAAAATAAGACGTATCAGTAGCCCATTGTCCAAGCACACCCGTTGAATTGCTGTGAACAGGAGCGGTTACTTTAGTGCGAGCTTCAAGAACCGCGGTTCTAGAGTCCAGTGTATTGAGCGCCGCGTTAAGCGTAACGTCCCAATTGTATTGACCCGTAGCGGGTACTGTAAGTGTCATTGGCGCACCAATCCTATTCCGTATTCGCCGTATCCATACTGACCTGAACCATAACCCGTAGCCTCTGCAGCATCATACGCTCCCGCATATTGTTGGAATTGCGGGTCATTAACAAGTTCATCGTTCATTACCTGCTGACAATCGACAACAACTAATGAATAACGTTCACTAACAATACCTCTTTGTTGGACTTTATATGGGCGAAACACTTCTCCAAGCCACACAATTCGACCACGGTTTTGCAAATCTGGGTTTTTAAGAACACCTGGAGCAATTTTTTCAACATCTTCGGCGTTAAGCGTTAAGTGCAAGGAGTCAGCATTGTAGTAACCACGGTCACTAGTGGGTACAGACCCCTGGTTAATAAGCGCTCTAATTACTGGAAGTTGGTATGGACCACGCCACATACGCCCACCAGTAATCGGTCCAACATCGTAAACATCATCTACTTTAGATGCTACAGGGTCAAAAACCCACCACTCAGCCATGGTGCCTACGGGACGCTGTAAGTCCGCGTTAATTCCTTCGATAATAGAATCGACTTCGAAGTCAGAATCAAATCGACCACCTGGGGTATAGGCACGGCTCATGCAGTTGTTTTTTTGGGTGCGGTTATTGCAGGTGTTGGATTGATTTCGTCAACTTCGATTACGTCTGGGTCATGCTCAGCAGGCGGTTGAAACCCATTCACCTCATCATAAGTCCAACCAATGCCCGCATTACCAGCAGACACCACCGCGTCAAAATCTTTTTCAATGTGTTTAATAAAATCACCGTCAGCGATAATAACGTTTGCAACAACGCCGTTACGAATACATGCCAACATTACTGCCACCACCTAACGATACAGAGACCCTGACCTGCTCCTACAATGCTTGTACCGCTTGGTGCGCCATCTCCGTAGTTTGGAGAGGTCGGGTATGGAGTGTTATTGACCATGAAATTTTGTGGCGCATAGTTACTGCCACCGCGAGCAAAACCTTCTGGTGAGCCGTTGTTTATGTTTCCGTAATATGAGTTCGTGCTGTTTGTGTACATTAAATTGTAAGGGTTTCCAGTTGCACCAACCCCGCCCCAATACTGGTTCGTGAGTGATGAAGATACAACACCCATTAACCCACCGCCAAATCCGTCGCTAAACAATGCCAAAAAGAGATAAGTGTTCGGCCCCGCTTGACTGTTTGTTAGAGGCAGTGCATAGCGCGTATTTCCGCAATAAACGGCAACATTGGATACATAACTGCTTATGGAATAGGCGTTATTTTGGGAGGTTTGGTTTGATGCAAGCAACGGATACACGCCAACTTCTGTCCATGTTGAGCCGTTAACGCTTGTGAAAATAGTTGTGCCTGTTGCGGATGACCCGTAAGAATGCACAAAAAAGTTATTGCCAATTTGATAAAACGTTTTGATGTTTGTTCCAACAGTACCCTGAAACTTTGATGTGGTAGGCATGGTGGTATTACTCCAAGACGTACCGTTTGTTGAATAATAAACAGTGTTTGAGTATAGTGCTCTTGCAACGTAGTTTCCATTTGCGTAACCAACAAAATTAAAATTGGCTGCAACACCAGTGGCAGACGTCCAAGACCCCGTCGCACCTGTCGTTGAATAAGATAATCCAGCACTGTGAGACAAAAAGAAATATGAACCTGCAGAGAACATGTAGGCAGGCGTGAATGGTAAAGTTTGCGCCGTCCAAGTTGAACCGTTGGTGCTTGTGCTTCCGTTTGTATTTCCCTGATAAGCCAAAAAAGTTGAACCGTTAGCCACAACGCCTGTCCATGAACCCGTTGACGATAGTGTGCCTGTACTCCACGTTGTCCCGTTTGCACTGTAATAACTGGTTGCGGTTGATGCGGTTGGAATTGCCACAAACACCGTTGACGATGCGGCTGGCGCAGATGTGATGGTTGGTATTGCGCTGGTTGTAGTTGTCCAAGTAATTCCGTCAGTTGACGTGTATGCCGCCATGTTTGACGCGGTTACTCCAGCATTGTCAAATAGTAACGAAATACCGTTTGCGCGACCATAAGTTGTTCCCGTACAAGTGTAATAAGGTGCGGCTTGGACGCTATTGTTTGCATTTATTGAAGGCACTACGTAAGTCCTCAGAGACGCAATACCGCCAACACTACCGTTCACAACTTCATTGATTCCGCTTGGTGCGTTGCCTAAGCCCCCCATCATTGCGGTTGCATTTGTTAAACCTAGCGATTGAGCGCCATATGCCGCAAGCAATGAACCAAATGTAGTATTACCACCGTTTGTATTTGTTCCTGCGGTTACACCGCCAGCACCAATAGTCACGGTGATTGTTGAACCAGCAAATGCGCTTACGTCAACCACTCTTTTGATATAACCACCAGCAGACCCACCTACTGATGAGGCACCTGCGCCACCACCCCCAACAAGTGTTACCTCTGCAGTTTTAACAGATGACGGGACAGACCAAGTTCCAGACGTTGTAAACCACTGCTCATATTGTTGAAGCCCACCAGAAACGGCGGGTACGGGTACTTGTGAAACTGCCATTATGCTATCTCCACTCCGCTAATGTGAAAGTTAATTGTTGTTGCTGAAGCTCCACCAGTAATAGTATTAGTTGTCAATAAAACTTGTTTTAAGTCAATATAAACAGTTGAGTTTGAAGCAATAGCTGTTGTTGTATGAAGTGCGACTTGTCCACCCGATGGACCCATTGCTAAAGTAAAAGTACCAGCAGATGAAGCAGTATTAACTACTGCAATGTTAGTTACTACTGTAGTAGTTGAAGCTGGTACTGTGTACAGTACCGTTGTTGTTGTTAGTGATGCTGCTGCTCTAGCCAGCACCTTGGTTGTTGTAGCCATTAGTTACTACTCCTTCTTAGGTTATCCCTATAGAGTAGTCGTAAGGACAAAAAATTTAAGGCTAAACCTCTGGTAATCTTTACACCATGAATTTTGTACAGAGAGCCACTAGTTGGGGAGGGCGTCTAGTACCCCTAGTTATTCCCAATGATGTAACTCTAGGAACGGGTCTTATGAACCCCTCTATTTTTATAGATAATGATGGGGATATTTTAGTCAATCTGCGCCACATAAATTACACTTTGTATCACTCCGAAAATAACCAGCAGTTCATCAGCATGTGGGGGCCTTTGGCCTACCTTCACCCTGAAAAGGATATGGTCTTAGCCACAGACAACTACCTATGCCGTTTAGACCTCAATTTAAATATTATCAACTACACCAAGGTAGAGATGCAGCATTTGCATGACCCTATCTGGGAATTTCACGGGCTCGAAGACGCTCGTTTAATTCAGTGGTTTGATAAATATTACTTAGTAGGCGTTCGTCGCGATACTACCCCAAATGGCGAAGGCCGAATGGAGTACAGCCATATTGAGATAGACAAGAAAAATTGGACAGCTAAAGAAACTTGGCGCACCAGAATCCCAGCCCCAGCTCCAAATAACTCTTATTGCGAAAAAAACTGGGTGCCAGTGCTTGACAAACCTTATCATTTTGTTAAGTGGACTATGCCTACAGAACTAGTTTGGGCAGACCCAGATGTTTCTGAGTCTAAACAGGTATTTATAAAAGAAACCCCTACACCCACTTCTGACCAGCGCGGGAGCTCTCAAGTTATAATTTGGGGCGATTATTACATATCTTTTACTCACGAGGTTCAGCTTTTTAATAATTACCTTAATCAAAAAGACGGTATATACCGTCATCGTTTGATTATTTGGGATAGAGAGTTTAACTTTAAGGGCATGTCTAAAAAGTTTTCATTTTTAGACGCCAGGATTGAATTCTGTGTAGGGGCTACAGTGTTTAAAGGCGACTTGTTATTAAGCTTTAGCTTTCAAGATAACGCTGCTTTTATTTTACACACGCCTGGAGCTTTAATAGACGAAATTATAGGGGAGGCGATTAGTCATTAACATAGAACGAGTTAGTCAACTAGTTGTTGATTTGTCTGCAAATCCCTTTGACCCAGAACTTAATATGAATTTAGGGTTAGCCTATGAAGAAATAAACCAAACAGCCGCTGCAGTTTCTTTCTTCCTAAGAGCTGCTGAGTATGGTTTAGGGAAAAAAACTCCAAAGATTGTTTACACGTCTTTGCTTAAGATATCGGAATGTTTTAATAGCCAGGGTGGGCGAATACACAGTGTTACTAATGCTTTGCATCAAGCTATTGCTTATTGGCCAGAACGACCAGAAGGTTATTTTTTATTAGCACGTTTTCATGAACGCGCAGGAAATTGGCAAGAGTGCTATACCTGGGCCTCTATAGGTTTAGTATATGCAGAAATAGACGAGGAGCATTGGCTACCTGCTTATGTAGGTTATCAGGGGAAGTATTGTTTAGAATTTGAAAAAGCTGTATCTGGTTGGTGGATAGGTCGTCGTGAAGAAAGCGTTAAACTTTTTACTTATCTACTGAATACTTATTCTATGACAGCGGAGTACTCACAAGCTTGTATAAGTAACTTAGAGAGAGCGCATGGATAATGTTTCCAAACTGGTTTGAGAGTCAAGCTCATTTCTTTGAGCGCAACGTCCCACAGATACCTTTACGTGCCTTACAGATTGGTACTTATACAGGAGATGCTACTGAGTGGCTATTAAACAACAGAGAAGTAGAGTACCTAGACGATGTAGATACCTGGGGAGGTAGTGAAGAAGAAGCTCACTACTCTATAGATTTCAAGTCTGTAGAAGAATATTACGACTTTAGGTTTAAAGATGTACCTGGGGTTAGAAAATACAAGATGACAAGTGACTACTTTTTTCAAAACATACCTACTACTAGGTATAATTTTATCTATATTGATGGTGACCACACTGCTTTGCAGACTGCTTTAGATGGGTTAAACGCTTTCAAGAGTTTAGATTCGGGCGGAGTAATGGCTTTTGATGACTACCAGTGGACCGAGGGTGGGGAAGGGTTTCTTATTCCTAAAAGAGGCGTTGACGCAGTTCTTAGTGTTTGTACTGGAAAATATGAGGTAATTGATTCAGGTTATCAGGTGTGGATTAAGAAGTGGTAAAGGCCGTCTTTAAAGTTCATCACACAGATACTGGCAACTTCTTTAGAAACGTTTGCGCCAATCAGATTAGACATGCGCTTAAGGATTTAAAAGAACTTGATTCACCCACAGTTTATTTAAAAACATTTGCGGAAGCCGATGAGTTTTTAAATACGTTAGAGCCCCCGTTAGTGTTTCATCATATACCAGCTAGGGTAGACAATGGTTTAAATTGGCCCACTAGTTCTGGGATAATAGGTGTATGGGCTAGCAATTATTTAGCAATAAAAGCTTTTTTAAAAACTGACGCTGATGTATTATATTTATTTGAAGATGACGCAAGAATAAGTCCTAATTACCATGATATTACACAAATATATTTAAAAGACTTACCTGAGGATTGGGATATATTAGCTACATTTGTGCCAAAAGATTGTTTTCAATGGCACAACGATAGCTACGAAATAGGTAAGACTTATGTTTGTAAGACTTATCAAGATTGGTCTTGCGCTGGTTATGTTATTAGCAAAAATGGCGCTAAACGTTTTGTAGAAGATGCAGAGCTAAACGGTGTAAGCGACCCCATAGACTATTACATATACAATGTAAGGCAGCTGCACCGTCAAACAGTTTGGTTTAATACTTATTCTTTAAAGCCAAATGTTTATAAACCCGTATGGTTAGACGATAGAGCTGCTTATATTAGTTCTATTCATGTGGGTGTCACTCAAGAAAACTATTGAGCTTGCATAATTTGCATGATAGCTATGTCGTCGCTCCAACGTATCCCGTTAGTTACAGAGGAATCCGCTGCCAAAACTTGTCTATCTGCCCCCACACCTTGGATAGCAAAAGTACCTGAGCCAGTGCCCACAATTAGCTGCCCAGCAGCTGTAAAATTAGACCCAAGAGCGGTTCCGCTGGTGCCCTGAGTTCCCTGAGTTCCCTGAGTTCCTTGGGTACCCTGAGTACCTCTGCTTGCTTGTATAAAGCTGTAGGTAACTCCGTTTGTAAATGTTCCACTGCTAGCGACATAAGTTACGGGTACTGTATAGGTAGTAGTTGCTAAAGAAGTTGCGGCAGATACCGTAAACTGAGCATAAGTTGCGCCTAATGAAAACACCATCACGCTACCTACCGCTAATGAAGACGCAGAAGTATTATTAATATAAACGTTAGTGACAGATGCAACTGTAGCATTGTTAAAGTTAAACTGACCCACCGTAGAAGATGTGGAGGTAGTTCCACTGTTAAATGCTAGGTTGACCCCTGCTGCAGCCCCTTGTAAACCCTGGGTTCCTTGGGTTCCTTGGGTTCCTTGAGTTCCTTGAGTTCCTTGAGTTCCTTGAGTTCCTTGAGTTCCTTGAGTTCCTTGGGTTCCTTGAGTTCCTTGGGTTCCTTGGGTTCCTTGCAAACCAGTTGTTGCAAAGTTCCAAGAACTATAAAAGGTGCCTGTTGTTCCCTGTACTTGAGTTACGTTAACGTTAATGCTTGAATCCAAAGTTAAACTGGATATTTGACCGACCATGTATGCAACACTTGGCCCACCTGCTGGGGTGCTTACTATTACAACCTCATTAACTGAAAAGTCTCCAGTGTTAGAAACAGAAAATATTTTGGAACCAGTTCCTAAAGACAATAAAGTTGTTGAAGTTACGTTTAGATGAGACCTACCTTGAATCCCTTGTGTTCCTTG